ATCTGAACGCCTCCCCTCACTGATCATGTGTCCCCCTATAGAGATTGCGTAAAGAAGCTGATTAAACACCATTTTTCTTACTATACCATACTCTAACATAGTACTTTCTCGTTACTGCTACTACTGTCAATAGGCTGAAGTTAACTGCACTTGCCTGCCATGCTTCCAGTCTAATATAGTCTATGCATGTTACAATGATGATAGTAGAGAGGATAAACATCAAGGGGGCTGCTATGATTGTGTCTACTATAGCCTCTTCTAATGCCTTATTCTTCATGGATATCGCCCCTTAACTTAGATGATGAGTATATGTGTCTGCGTTTATTATAGTAGATAGGCGTTAAGTCTTTACCTGTGAACTCTTTATCTTTATACTCATCACCTACTATCCTTATGTCCGGATTCAGCAGTAAGATAAGGTTAAACAGGTCTTCTTCTGTGGCATACGGAATGATTCTGTCTACATATTTGACAGACGCTAGCTGTATGTAACGCTCATGTATAGACTGTATAGGCTTGTTCTTCTCGGCTCTATCTATTGTTGGATCCGTCTGTAATCCTACTGTCAGGTGATCACATTGTGCTTTAGCATCTTGAAGCATAGTGATGTGACCTGCATGTAATAAGTCAAATGTTGAGCATGTAAAACCTTTTATCATCTTACCTCTATCACCTCTCTCGCATTAGCACCTGCCTGCGGTTCATGGCTGAATATCACACCTAATCGTCTGCCCGGGCTGGCTGTAGGCTTATTGAATATGTGTACATCAACGTCTGAACCTATCTGATCTAGCTGGATTACTGGGCTGTTTGAACTGATCTTACTGTTGATTGTATGGCATTGTGTGGCCTTTTCAGTCGTGATAGTGCCAATGGGGAGCCCTAGTATAGCGCGTGCATGTAGGTCAAACTGGCTGAGGTTTTGGCTTTTTAATGTGACTAGCCCCGTGTCGTGTGGTCTTGGGGAGAGTTCGCTGAAGATAACTTCGTTGCCTTTGATGAAGAATTCGACGCCGAAAAGTCCGTTTCCCGAAAGAGATTTAGTAATCACCTCTGCTTGTTGTTGAGCACTGTTGGTAATCTTCTCGATTCTATCGAAAGTTAAGAGCGTTTGACTTGGGTGTAACTGCCAAAAGTTATTGGATTCAAACTGCTGAGAGAAGATGAAGTCACCGTTTTCTTGTATGTGCACAATAGGATTACAGAAGTGTGTACCCTGATCTGATTGGATCGTAAGCAGTGTAATCTCAAAGTCAAACTGAATGAATTCCTCGATAATAACCTTAGGCCTGGATCCACGCATATTGTCACATGCATACTGCCATGATTCCTCTAGCGATTTAGTGTTAGAGCAGTCTTCTACTACAGATTGTCCCTTACCACTAGATGACATAACAGGCTTAATCACTGCCTTAGTATAGTTTTTACCGCTTTCAATCAGTTGTTCTAAGTCCTCTGCATAGTCAAACTTAGCTGTCTTTAGTCCTAATTCAGCGGCATGGTCACGTATTCTATCACGATTCATTGTCTTGTCAACAGCATTAGCAGAAGGAACAACATGCATACCTTCTTCTTCTAGTCTGATAAGAGTCTCTGTATTGATAGCCTCAATCTCAGGTACGATGATGTCTGGCTTATGCCATGTGATTGTGTTATACAGCTGATTATCGTTCAACATATCGCAATGAACGTGTAGGTCAGCTACCTGTTGTGCAGGAGCATCCTTACCTCTATATGGCCAAGGATAGTTATCAACAGCAATAACAGTACATCCTAGACGCTTTAAACTAATAGTCAACTCTCGTCCTAGCTCACCAGAGCCTAATAACATAACCTTTTTCATAACGACCTTCCGTGTTCTTTCATCTCAAATAAGTCGAGCAATCGCTCTTCAACTGTATCATAAAACTGATCATCCACATTGTGCATAGCAAGTATTCTTAAACATGGTTTCTCATCTTTGTGCCAATAGTCAATACCTGATGAGCTATTCAATAACAATCCTACACTAGCAAAATCATCCTCTGTAAACGTCGTATGACTATCAGCACAAAGGAATTGACCAACCTGTCTATACCTTACAATATAGCCCTGATCGAGTAAAACGTCACCTAAATTCTGTAGTTTTTCTCGATGATAATACGGATTTAACTTATCAACTAGCTTCCAAACCTCGTTAATAGCAACGATGCCAGCCACATTTGGCTGCCAAGCATGACCGTATGTCCATGGAATATTACGTATTTTCATGTACACTTTTTCAGTTGCCAGCAGCAATGAGATAGGACTATAGCCATTCGAGATAGCCTTACCAGTAGTTACAATGTCTGGTCTTACATTCTTAGATACGTGATAGAAGTAAGTATTACCACCCTTCATCACTGACATGCCAATATCATCTACATGCCATAAGACATCATACTGATCACACAATGAACGAACAGTTTCCCACCAATTTTGACTGTACTCTAGGATGCCTGTAATCCATGGAAATGCCTCTGTCAATAACAGTCCAACATCACCTCGTTTGAAAGTTTCTTCTAGCTGTTGTAAGGATTTTGCTTCTTCCTTCTCTCTGTCCTCTACATCCAACCACATGGGATTGTCAACAATAATCACTCTCTCAGAAGGAAACTGAGTCCAAAATGTCTTAGGATTACCCATTGCGGATCGTGTAATGTGAGTGGTTCCAAAGAAACCTGGGGCTAAAGCTACTATTTTATCCTTGTCAGATCCATTGTATATATCAGCCATATGGATAGCTGCTTCGTTTGCTGACGAGCCTGTAAGCACCCATGAGCCACAATACATACCAGATAATTCACACATCTTGGCAAGAGTAGACTCTGCTAACTCATATGTTTCATTACGATTACCACGAACAAAAGGGTGTACTTTCAACTGCTCTGCTATACTGTCAGCAATCTGATGCTGACTATAACCCCACATGAATACAAGGTTACCAGACTGACAATCAATCAGCTGTGTTCCATCCTCATACGTGATGGTATAGTTATCCATACTAGTAATCTTGGTCCTCTTGAGGTGAGGATTCCACGACGTAAGCTCTTTAACCATTGTATATCTCGGCGTTAATAATTACATCTTGCTCAATGATAAGATGGATTAACTCACAACACTTCTCATAAGGTAGCGAATTAAGCACTTTTTTGAACGATTCATCTTTGTGGTCGTTAGCTAACTGAGAAAAGTTAAGTAGACTTACCTGTAACTTAGTAGCTGGAGGATAGAAATATTCATTATTTGACCATGCTGTGACAAACTTTTTCAACTTTTTCTTATCTGCAAAGTATTCTAACCATGCATCATGCCACTTTTCTATGTGCTCTACTAACTCATCAGGCATACCTGGAAAGTCTTCTGGTTGCATTGAGCCTATCACAGAACCAATCACAATAATTTTTTTCTCATCAGAGTAATGATACTCGCAAATAGCTTCAAGAAATTCTACCTGACGGACATTAGCACATAGAATAACTACATCACTCTCCATAACAGAACCAAAGAACTTATCCTCACCCTCTTGAGTATTTAAATCATCAGGTAAGTCAATTCCCATTACATCATACATGGGACTAAGCTGGTCAAATATAGCCTTGCCTAGACCTTCTTTATGTCCTGTCAAGCATATTTTCATAGTCAGTCTTCATCCATGGATATCTATCAATAATCTTCTGGTGGCTTGGATCACGAGGACCTGGACACATCACAATTCTACAGCCTTTAGGAAGCGCTATACGATCCGGTTCTTGAAAGTCCTGTCGTAAGTCATAGATACCAGGACCACACATACCCTGCTGCCAGCAGGCCATCTCATCTAAATTACCTATCACACCATTAGTCACACCCTGATCCGTACCAGGACCTTTACGGTTTTTAATCACTTCCTCAGTGTTAGTATCGAATAACTGCCATACCTGGTCTAGTGCTGGAGAGTTAATGAAGAACATACCATTATTCATACGCCAACCATGACCATTACCTCCCTTCATCTTATAGTAGATGAAAGGCTGTGTAGTGTCAAACAGTGATGTGATATTACCTGTAATAACCATGTCCAGATCCATAGAGACAAAAGGACCATGCAGCTCAAAGAACTCCTTGCTGAACAAGAACATTCTATGAAAGCAGCCACCTTTGTCAAAGTGCTTTTTGAACATAGGAAATAATGGACGTTGGTCAATACCATCAGGCAAGTCTTCATACATCTCGTCAGTATAGAACACATACTTAAACGATCCAGTATAGTTTGCCTTCAGCATATTGAAGTGTCTAATTACATGGTCTCGTCCATAACTTACAATATCCTGAGATGGTATAGACTCACCTGTCTTCTGTCTATCCCACTTCATTGTGACAAATGTAATCATTACAGACTAAACATCCTGGCAAATTCGATCTTCTTGTTGACATAGGTAAGGTTCTTATACTTACGTTCCCCTTTGCCAGTCCAAATCTTAGAACCTTCTACAAAGTTCCAGTCCATGTCACCATCATTAAAGTCAATGAACTTATCACTCTTATCCCAGCCATCCTCAATGTATTGCTCATACAGAGCGACCTGATCTACAAACCAGCGAAGTCCATACTCCTTAACACGCTTAGATACACTTTGAATGTATGGAATAGTGTCTTGTGTGAGTAGCACAATACCAGCTGCAACCTTAGTACCACGCTGTTCCCAGCCTTGTGTGCCAGGTAAACTGTCGCGTGTATATAAACCTAAGTCTTTACCTTCTGGAAACACAATGTGATCCATTACCAGACAGTCAGTATCGATAATCATCACACGGTCTGCATACTTTAAGACCTGTTCCGCCACCATGAACCGATTACTTGCGTAATACGTTCTTGAGTCGACGAGAGTAAGGTCTGTGTTCTCGTAACTAAAGGTGACCACGATATCCGGAGTCTGGTGCGCAATCTTATGTATCTCGGTAAAGACATGCTCCACAGGATTGACAACATGGATATGAATATCATTACGTGCAGCATTAGCGCTAGCAATAAGAGGAATACCATGCTCGTGAAAATAGACACTATCACAGCTAGCAAAGAGTACATCTCCTTTAGGGCGTTCTTTAAAGTCATCTGGCCAAATTACCTCAATCATTTTCCTATAATCCCGTACTGTACGGGCTCCTCATTAATAATATAATCATCAGGATTATACCCATCTGCAATAGCCTTATCCAGCTTTTGCGCAAATAAGTCAACAACATCCTTACGTGGATGGGGTGCTTGTTGACCGGTGAACCAAGCTGGCTTCCACGGTTGTGTAGCCATGTTGGTAAAGTGTAACTGATGGATGTCGTCCAACTCATAGTCTTCTCCATCAAGCACATTCCATTTCTCATCTAGTGGATGTACAAGGTCCTCGTTACCACTAAACTTCTGAATCATACGCTGATGTATCTCACTGATACCTTTGATACGACTCTGTGGAATAGCATACTCTTGAAACTTCTCGCAATCAATGACCATCACACAAAACTCATGTCCACCAAACCTCTTACCACGTCTAGCAGCTAGAGGTTTGCCTTCCATATCAATGTTATACAATTCTTCCATAGAACGGAAGTTAATCATATCGCAGTCTGTATAGATGGCACGTCCTTGAAAGTTACATGCTTCTGCAATAACCCATCGGAATCCAGAGAAAGGTGTAGGCCATGTGTGAGTCTGATAGCCAGACCAATAGTCACCACGTTCTTGTCTCATCCATGTAATATCAATGTCAGGGCAGTTCTGACGTAAAGTGTGTTCGTATACTGCCTCAATAGGAGCATCTTCACCATTTGAAGATGAGCCAATAAATAATTTAACCATTAAGCAAGTGCCTTCTATGTATCTTACACCCCAGGAAACTATTATAATACTCCTCTTTGATTAAAGCGTCAACAGCTAATTGCTCTTTAATCTCGTAATAAGAGCACTCACCCTTTGTTGCACATAGCTTGAGTATAGACCTAACCACGCTATGTCCAGCCTCGATATCAGCTTTAAGCTCATCAGAGCTTCCATGATACGTCTTCCAGTCCGACTCGACTTTAGTACGGACACGACGCTTTCTTGTTTTTGTTTTAGGGAGTACTTTAGGCTTAACAAAGAACTTCTTACCAATGTATTTCTTTCCATTAGTAGTGTTCTCTATGAGGTATACAAAACCCTGATAATCTTGTATCATTTCTGATGTAAACTCAAGTCCTTGAAAGATCCAAGGGTTCTCATAATCAATCTTCGCTTTCGTCATACTCTAATTCAAACATTTGAAAGCCACAAAATGGACAAAAATGTGCAGGTATATCATACTCTACATCTATAGCTTCTACAGCAAATATAGATCCACATTCCGTACAGTTTTGTTCTTCCACTATGCTACCTTTATTAACTTATTATCTTTATATAGCTTGTAAAGCTCATCAATTCGTTGTTTAAAACTAATTTGTATGTTATATCTGTCTTTATGGTTGTTGACTACATGGTGAAGTTTAGTTGTATCAGTGATAAAACCATTCTCTCTATAACCAATAGTCTCGATAGGATTATTATCTCTGTCCAGATATCTCAATGGCATATATGAATCTCCAATAGGAGATAGAGGAATAATCATAGATGAATAACGTGGCATATCATATTCATCATCAACATGAGGAGGACAGTCCCAACCAGCTCTGAGCTTTAGAATGTACACAGCTGTTGGTATAACATTCAACTGGTCATATATAAACTGGAAGTAGTCTTCCTTAAAGTAAACATTAAAAGGCTCTTCGTATGTTTCATCAAAGTGCCCTGATATAACATCCAGAAATATGTTCTCTCTCTGCTTGTCGGAGAGTCTAACTTCCGGCACATCAAAAAAATTCACAAACTCATTCCACTAAATGTATCTTCGTTTACATCCTTCTTGACACCACCTACAACATAGGATGTGATTTCGGTTTCTTGTGGTGCTACTTGTACCTCTGCTCCACTGATCCACTTCTGTGTCCATGGTAGTGGATTAGATTGTGGTACTTCATAAGGTGATGTGATTCCAACTGCGCGCATACGCTTGGTTGCAATCCACTCGATATAGTCGCTGAGCAACTGCTTATTAAGACCAATCATAGAGCCATCCTTAAACAGATAGTCGGCCCAAGCCTTCTCCTGCTCGACAGCTTCTACAAACATATCTCGTACTTCGTCTGCACATTCCTTCTGAATCTTGGCAAAGTCTTTATCATCTTTCGGAAGCAGTTTCAACAGCTGTTGTGTGGAACCAAGATGTACATTCTCATCACGTGCAATCAGCTTGATAATCTTTGCATTGCCTTCCATCTTCTTTAGCTCAGCAAATGCCCACGAGCAAGCAAAGCTAACATAGAAGCGAATACCTTCTAGTGCATTGACACTATTGACGCATCTCCAGATTCTTTTTTTCAATTCATACTTGGTTATTGTAATTTTTTTGCCATTAATAGTATGATTACCTTCACCAAACAGGTTGAAGTAGGATGTATACTCGATTAGGTCATCGTAATACTTACTGATAGACTCGGAACAATCTACAATCTCCTTGATACCCATCAATTCGTCAAATACTTCTGAAGGGTCTGAATACACATTACGAATAATATGAGTATAGCTTCTGGAATGTATGGTTTCAAAGAACGACCAAGTCTCAACCCAAGTTTCCAACTCTGGGATGCTAATGATAGGCAAAAACGCAACATTTGGGCTCCTCCCTTGAACACTGTCCAACAGAATCTGACGCTTGAGATTTGATGTAAAGATATGCTGCTCGTGTTCTGTAAGGTCTTTGAAGTCCTTACCGTCACGACTGAGATCTATTTCTTCTGGACGCCAGAAAAAGCCAAGCTGCTTTTGAGTCAGCTTCTCGAAAGCACTATACTTCTGCTTATCGAACCTGGCGATAGTGACAAGTCCACTATCATCTAGGAACATCTTAGCTTTGGTAGGGTCTTTCTTATTCTTACTATCTAATACACTATATGACACAGCTCTCGCACTCCTCGTCATCTAACTCGCCAGCAGGCAATTCTTCTTCTTGTACATCCAACTCACCTGCTCCATCAAACGTGTTGAAGTAGTAGAGCTGCTTACCACCATACTTGTAGAACATAATCAGATGTTGCATCATCGCACTCATAGGAATCTCGTCATTATCATAGAACGTAGGATTGTATGACGTGTTGACAGAGATGCCTTGGTCGATATACTTCTGCATCACAGCCATAATCTTCAGATATCCTTCTGGAGACTGTTGGTCCCATAGGAGCTCATACTTGTTCTTTAGATGATGATAACCAGGCACAACCTGTTTAAGTACACCATCCTTAGACTGTTTAACGGATACTAGAGAGCGAGGTGGCTCAATACCATTGGTAGCATTACTTATCTGACTCGAAGTTTCGGAAGGCATCAAAGCCATCAATGTAGAGTTACGAATACCAAATTTTTTCGCGTTTAGTCTAAGTTTATCCCATGGCATACGTTCTTTATGTGGCACCAACTCATCTACATCCTTCTTGTATGTATCGTTTGGCATACGACCATGGAAGTATTGTGTTTGTGGTGCAAGAGGACAAGGCGCATGTTGTTCTGCAAGTTCTACTGAAGCACGGATCAAATAGTATGACCAAGCCTCCGTATACTCGTCGATAAGTTCTAGGTTAGGATCCGTATACGTCATGTCATTCTTTGCCATCCAATATGCAAAGTTGATGATACCAACGCCGAGCGGACGACGATTCATTGTAGAAACCTCCGCTGCACGGACAGGATAATCCTGGTAATCGAGCAGAGAGTCTAGTGCACGAACGAGTAATGTAGCTGGACGTTCAAAGTCTTCTGGTGACTTAATATTACCCCAGTTGATAGCAGCGAGTGTACATAGACTAATCTCACCTTCTTCATCGTTAATGTGCTTCAACGGTTTAGTAGGCAGGTTGATCTCACAGCATAGATTGGACTGTCTGATAGGTGCAGCTTTCTTAACAAATGCACTATGGTCATTAGCGTGGTCCACATTCATCAGATAGATACGACCTGTATCCTTACGCTCTTGTAAGAATGCGGAGAATAAATCGATAGCTTTGACTTTCTTCTTGCGGATAGAT